ATTTCTCTTTCCCATATATCAAATAATATAAAACTCCAAAACTTAACTACTGTATCCCTACAGTCCTCACAGTACTCTTCATCTATACTAAAATTCTCCATTGATTGAAATAAATTATTATAATGTGAAAATAATATGTGTATTTCTTTATTACTGTGTTTATTATATTTGCTGAAATGCCGTGCGTTTTTATCAAATGAATAATGTATTTTGCTTCTTAAATTATTCGGAACGGCTTCAGCTTCTTTAACTATTAATTCGACATCCATTTTCCTTTAGGACAACTCTTTGCTGCTATTTTTGTAATTGATGATAGAGGACATTTACATATACTGCAACCTGCACCATCAAATATTAATAAATACTTTTCACTTTTAAACTCACAAGATAAACATATCTGCATACGTCTATCTCTCTCATCTTTTTTTGTAAATAAATTAAACATATATTTTTTTTTTAAATTAAAAACTCATTCTTTGTTCTAAAACATTAACTTGACGTTGTGTACTGCTAATTGATTGCTCTGTCACTACAACTTCCTGTGTGCTTAATGCTTGAGCAATTCGGCCAACATCTTCATCTGACATACTGCTTTGCAATTGACTTTGTATTACTCCATCAAGTCCTCTTGTTAATCCACCATCAGCAAATTTAACTCCACCCCCTGCTTGATTAATTGCTGACAATTCACTTCTAAACATTGCCGTGCTTTCTTTGTTTATGATTGCCTCGCCACCTTCGGCCTCCATTAATCTACCGCCTGTCTGAAATTTAATCCCACCATTTTTATGGCTAGCACCTGTAAAAATTCCTCCGCCAGCAAGTTCTCCACCTTTTGCATATTTTTCAATCATACCTCCTAAAGCAAATGTTGATTTATCAATTGTCTGTAATTGCATTCTAGTCATTAAAATTTGAGCAGCGATTGGTATTAAACTGAATGGATAGGCATATTGAGCAGCGATTTTCATTACGGCTTGAGCACCACTAATAATTGCTTGTTGCTTAGATGATTTTTTGTTTCTTTCAAATGCCTCTCGTTCAAATACTTCTCTTTCGGCTGCTGCTTTATCAGTTATTTTTTTCTCCGCAGCTGCTTTTTGTTCGTCGGTCATTCTCTTAAATCTAGCAGAGTCTCTTAATGCTTTTAACTCAGTAGCTTCAACAGTATTTATACCTTTTATTCTTTCTTGTGTTTCTTTATTTTGTAAATCTGCTCTTGCACCAATTAAACCATTTATACTGCTTAAAGATGTCATTGTATTAGCAAAGGCTTCTGCACCTGCTTCGCCTCCTCCAAATAACTTAACCATAACATTATCTTCTCCATCCTCTCCAACCGCACCACCTAGTTTTTCAATTTCGTTTTTAAAATGTGCAATTTGTTTTAAATCCGCATCATTAATTTCTTTACCAGCAGTTTGTTTAGCAAATATTAAATCAATCTCTTTTTGCAATAAAGTTACATTAGCTGCATTTCTTTCCTTTGATACTGTGCCGCTTTGTCCTAATACAAGCAACAAATCTTCCTGCGCCTTTATTTCTTCTTTTAACTTAGCTATTAAATCTTCTTTGTTAGCTTTGGTTGATATATCTCCTGTTGCTTTTAAAGTATCTAGCCTAATGATTTCATTTTTTACTTTAACAAAATCTTCTGAATTTAAAACTTCCTCTTTTAATAATTTATTAAGTTCAGCTTTCTTTATTGCTATTTCATTTAATGTTGTCTCAGACAGACTATTTATTTGTTCTAAAGTTTTTGCTTTAATACCGCCTGTATCTTGAGCAGCATTTAATTCAAGTTGTGCTTGTTTTAATTGATTAGTTGCTCTTGTAAATTCATCACTTCCTCTTGTCGCATTGTTTCTAGCAGTAGTTATATCTGCTATTTTTTGCTGCAATCCAACAACACTATTTGCATATTCTTTCTCAGCTATATCTGCTAATGTAATTGATGATGTAAAATCACCATTTCCTAATGTAAGAGCAGCAGTTTTTTTAGCAAGAGCATCCATTTGCACATTTAATTCTTTTATAGTAGCATTATTATCCGAGGTCATATCTCTAACCTTTTTTAAACTTTGTGCAGTTGGATTTCCTGTACTATCAAATTCTAAAAATGCCTTTGTAACATCATTTACAATCTTTCTTAATGCTTGCTGCTCAACAACCATTCTTTCTATTTCAGCCTTGGCTGCCGTAGCCTTAGCCGTGTTTATAATTGCATTTTTATATTTATCTAATGCAACAGCAGTTTGTGTAGACTCTATATTTTGCAAAGATAAAGTTCCGTTAAATTCTTTTACTTCTTGATTTAATTTATCAATTGCTTTTTGCCTTTGGTCTGTACTGTTGCTTTCGTTTTTTGCAATCTTAACGTATTCATCAATTTGATTTAATTGAACACTATAATTTTCAGTTGCTTCATCATCAACTTTTTTTAATCTTTCTCTCATTGATAATGTACCTTCGCTTGCTTTTATATAAGCATACAATCCACCAACTAAAGCAGCGAGAGCAGTCGCAGCTAATACATAAGGATTTTTAAGTAGAGTTGAATTTAAAACTCTTGCTTTTGCATCTGCTAATGTTGAAGCTACACTAAAGGTCGCCAATCGTACATTAGACAAAGCAATAGCAACAGAATAAACTCCCCAAGCTAATGCACCTGCTTTTAAGGTTATGCCTATCGCATTTGCTTTTTCAATCATAAAAGTTAAAGCATTTATAACCGCTTGAAATACAGGTTTTAATTCTTCTCCTAATAATATTTTTTGTGCTGAAAACTCTGCATTTAATCTAGCCTGCGATTGTTCTAAAGTTTCTTGTTGTAATAATACTGCTGCTGCTAGACTACTATTGTCTCCATAATCAGTATTTACTTGTTGTAATATATTAGAGTAATCTTCTAGCTGCTCAGTTCCTAATGCACCAATTCCTGTTAAGGCTCTGACGTTTGGAATTAATTTAGATATTGAATCAATATCATTTTCTGCTGCTTTTGAGATTTGACCTAACACCTCAATAAATCCTTCTCCTCTTAATGCACTTAAACCAAAGTTTATGCCTAACTCTTTAAATTCTTTTTTAGCCGTATCGCTTGGATTAGCTAAAGCGGTTATTGAGGCTCTCAAAGCAGTAGTAGCTATGTTCGTATTTAATCCTTGCTTTGTAAGGACGGCCATTGCTGATAATAATTCTTTGTAACCAAGACCTGCTTGCTTGGCTATGGGAGCCACAGTACCAATTGTCTGTGATAATTCTTCTACAGTTGTTTTACCAAATTTCTGTGCTGAGAAAAATGCACTTGCAACTTCGGTGGCTTCGGATGCCTCTAATCCAAAAGCATTTATAACTGTAGTAATTCCATCCGTTGCAGTTGTTAAATCCGTAACCCCACCAATGGCTAGTTCTGATGCTACCCTTAAAAAATCAATTGCATTCGCTGCTGGTACTCCTGCTGAAACTGCATCAAATAATGCTTTGTTCATATCGCCTATCTCTAAACCAAACTCCCTCATTACATCTATCGCACCTGTTTTTAATTTATCTCCAAACTGAGCTATATCTGCCTTTGATAAAAGTGATAACACATTAGTGAAGCCTTTTTCAAATTCTCCAAAGTCACCTGTTACTTGCTGCACCACTCTGCTGATGGCTTGGAAAGCTATAACTGCTCCACCAACTGCAAGACCAACGGCTGCAAGTTTTTCTTTTGCACCTTGTAAAGCACCACTATAATTTCCTACGTTTCTAAAGTTGTTACCGAGTGATTTGTCAAATTCTTTAAGCTTTCCATTGTTGGCCGTGTACTCAGCCTTCATTTTTTGCATTTCCGCACTATTGGAATTTATACCTCCCGTGCTTCGTTTCATTGCAATTAGCAATTGTTTATTTCTAGCGACTAAACTGTTGTAGCTACCATCTAATTTAACTGTGGCTTGCTGCGATTGTAATATAGATTTTTGCTCTAAGTTACGTTCTCCTCTTAATTGTTTTAATTTTAATTTAGTATCAACAATATTTTTAGCGTGGATTTTTTGCATCCCAGCATTCTTCTTGCTGGCAGCAGACATATTTTTTAGCTTCTGCTCGTTGCTTAATATTGCTTTTTCTAGTTCCTGTAACTCTTGTGTTCCAACAACTTTTATATCAATTATCCTTGTAACTTTACTCATACCAAACTGCTTTTATTTTTACACCATTAATATTATTAATTAAAATCTCCTTCTTTATTTTTACCTCTTCAACGTTATCCATATATTTAGGATTACGAGAGTTTATTTTTTTCTTCTTAGCCATTACCCTTTTATTACTTTTGTTATTGTTTCGTTTTTTTGCTCTGTATATAAATCAACAATGTTTCCGTTATCGTCTTTTGTAACCATACCGCTACCACCACCATTTTCTCCTAGATGAACTGAGCCATCGCTAGCAACTGTTAAAACATTTCTTCTGTCTGTTTCAGATGTTCCTCCTCCAATAATTAATATTGCATCATCATCTTGTTTATTATATTGTCCAAGTAAAATTTGATTTTGCAGTTGAGTTCTTAAATTACTACCAAGCACAATGTTTCCATTATTTTTTGGACTTGAATTATTTGCTCGTAAAATTAAACTCTCGTTTTTATAATCATTTACATTTTTCCCTCTTACAATTCTGTTTGTGTTTTCATTAGCCAATGCGCTTTTTGTTTTACCAAGTTTTGGCATTAGCTTTCGGTTTTTTATTATATTAGTTCCTGTTGTTGTATTATAGTATTGTAACAATTCAACTTTTGTGCTGCCTTGCTCAGTTGGTTTGTAATCAATTATTCTATGTATAATCCAATAACTACCATTACCGCCACCAAAATCTTCAATGTATATTGGCTTAGTTAAATCAAGTTGTGATATATGATTAGAACTGAAATTAATATGAACTGTTTTAATTCTTGGACTAACATTTATTTTGTTTACAAAGCTAGACCAAAATCGCTTATACAATCCATCTTTAGCAGGTCGGTCTCCAAAATCTAAATTTTCAAATGCACTATCAGTATCGTGAAATGTACTCGCCGCAGGATATTCTCTAACAATTCCATTTTGTCCATTCTGCCAGTCCCAACTTCCATAGGCATCAGATAATAATGGTTGCATCCCTTCGTATGCTAATATTCTTAAATTATGGTTTTCCATAACTTCGGGTTTGGTGCTTATATCAATGTCATCAATATATTCAGAAACTATTAATGGGAGTCTAACTTTATATTCAGTATTTTTTGTTAGTTCCCAATCCTCAAACATATAAGTTGGAGATGATATTTTGTTTCCTATCTCTTGAACTTTATCAACAAATCCATCTTGCAATTCTACTTCTAGAGAGTGAAATTCTTGCTCTAATTGTTTTTCTATTTCATCAACGTATCCATCATCACCATCTTTTTTATATTTAAAATATAAGTTTTTATTTATATCATCTAAGACAAATTTAGTTGTTGATGGTTTGTTATAATCGACCAACTTTGTAAAGTCGACCGCTTGGCTAGTGTCTTTAAAAAATGTATCGTATGGCTCAACTGTAACTGTTTTGGAAAGTTCATCTGTCGTCCAATACAAATTAAACATTCCTGTTAGCGCATTGATTAAATCAATTTTTTTTATGTCGCAAGGCAGAAAGTTTTCACTTAAAAAATCGTCTCCATTAGCTATTGCGCCGACTCTATTAACTTCAAAAGTTGATTTTTTAGATGTAAAGTTTTCTATTTTATATGTTTTACCAAATGCTCTACCTAAAAATTGTCTAGAATTATCGCTTATTAAAAACGGATGCCTTTGCGAATATTGAGGCTGTTCATTTATATTGTGTATCATAACTGCAACTTCATCTCCAGCTTGTAGATAAACATCTCCAGTTTTTATTTCTAAAGTTGTTTGGTGTAAATGAGTAAAGGTACTCCCATTATCCAATGCATCTAAATATGAAAAATTAGTTCCATCAATTTCTGCTGAGGCTAATATTATGGGGTCTCCATTGTTTCCTGCACCAATACACATATTCTCAAAGATTGGGTCGGTGTGTTGCGATATTATAAATTGTTGTTGTGATTGTGTATTTGAATTATACAACTGCATTGTTGGTCTGTTATTTATAACCAAATTTCTAAACACTAAAACAGATGCATAAGCAATTGTATGGTTTGGCATTGCTATTTCTAACGATACGTTTATCTCATAATTAGCAGACTGAGCAGCTATAAAACTATGATATGGTGCAGGACTTGTATTAAATAAACCTTCATTATATTCAAAGCCCATCTGAGTTTGACTTGCAAATTCTGGCAATGCAACTGTTTGTTTATTAAATACATCTTTTGTTTCAACATCAAAAGGTGCTAATTTATTAATTCCTGTGCTTTCAATATAAGGGCCAACTCTTCTTATTAAAAAACCCATAGGAATATGATTAACAGAATTTGGAGGAGGTACAGGTTGAGAATGTGTGCTTCCGAATTCAGCTCTTATTTCTCTATCGGGATGTCCTAATTGATTGTCTCTATTCCAATCTGCAAATGATGTAGGAATAATTAATTTTTTAAAGGTGTCAGTATCAAAAAAATTACTTTCTATTTTATAACCTAACTCTGAAAAATAATGTCTTACTAAATAATCAACAAAGTAAGAAGGTCTAACTTCTGACAAATCCATTTTTTTAATTGTCTGACCATTTGGTAAGTGGAAATGCTTCTTCCATTCTCCCCAGCATATAACAGGCAAGCAAAAAACTGCGCCAGCACCAGCAGGAGTTACTGTTTGTAATATTTGATTTGCAAAGTTCCAAAAAGAATTAGTCCAAGTATAAACGTGAGGATTACCATTTGTATCTAAATTAAAGTTAGTTACTTCGCACATATCTTCTTCTGCAAATCTCTTCCCCCAAGTAACGTTGTTTCCTATAATTGTAATTGTATATTCTCTAACTTTTGTGTCAGACAATGCAGATTTAACTTGCAACCTTCCAGCCACTAATATATTGTGATTTTTACTTACTCTTACTTCAATGCTGTTATCTAAATATTGCTCAATATCCATAACATTATCAAATCCAATATGTTTTAATATTATATTATTATTTTTTGTAGCTGGTATTTTAATTGATTTACTGTACGTTCCAGTCGTTTGATTTATGTTAGTAATATTTTTTATACCATAATTCAATGCTAAAGGAAAGTTTGTGTTACTGTACATATCGATAACACCATATACAAGATTATGTTTGTGTATTTCTATTTTAACCTCGCCACTCGTCATCTATCTTTGTGTTGTTATTTCATTAGACATAGCTAATGTTAATTTCATTTGCCCTAATGATAATCCTTTCGGTTTTGTTGTTGCTTTTTTTGTTATTGAATAAACAGAATTTATTTGTCCAGTTCGTACATTTTCAACCCACACTAATGGACTTGTAATAATTTCAGAAAGCCATTTTAAAACAGTTGCTTTTTCGTGTTTACTTGTAACTCGTAATCTTTCATTTGCAATTATGTTTTGGGTTTGCAAAGTATGAGAACGTTGATTATAAGTATTGTTAGCATTATAACCAAGACTGTTATAATCATTTTCAGTATTTGTTCTTCTGTAACCTAAATAACTTTTACTTAGATTGCTTTTAACATTTGTGCTAACTTCAAGTTCACTATTAAATGTGTAGCCATCTATTCCTCCCTTTCTGTTTTTCCAATATACTCTTAGCCTTTCAGTTGTGCAAGTATCTTTATTAATTCTATAAGAGCCGATTTCTGTTTTTGTAGAGCCTCCAAAATCAATAACTGAATATTCTACCTTATGGACATTGCTGGCTATTGTATCCCAAGTAGATTGACCGATTTTTGATATTATATTCGGTACACCGATGCCAGCACTATTAAGTCCATAAGATAGATTATCTAATTCATAAGTTGCATATATGTTATTATTATCATCTTTTGCGTTTACAAGAAATTTGTGTTTTTTTGCGTTAATATAAAAATATGCATACTCGCTATCTGTTACTGACATTGATATATCTGCAAATGGTTTGTTAGTTAAAAACTTTCCAGCACCAAGATTAGTTTGAGGATGTATTCTGTAGCTATCAAACCAAGTAACTTGATTTTTTTGATATGTATCCTCGTGTTGTGTTGCTGCATCTATACCAAAAGCGTGCTTGCTTGGTTGCCACATATTCAAATTGTTTATATAAAATAATGTGCCGTTTGGTGATACAAACTCCTCAGTCATTAGCAGTCTCCATTTTACTGAGCCTTCAAATTCAACTCTATCATTAAATTCATTTTTTTCTCTGATTTTAGTTTTTATTTCGTCAGCTAATATTTCAGATGGATTAATTAAAAATTCTCCGTTGCTTCCAAACTCCATAGGTTGCCTTAGTAATCCACTTATATTTGTAAATAAATTAGATTGAACGTCCTCTTTTTGAATTACATAAATAATATTTGCAGCAGTAGAACTTTGAAATTTCCAAACAAATGGTCTTGTAACATCGTACAAAACTGCGCCATTCATAACTTCTGTTATCATAATTAATATCGTTTTTTTCTTGTGCCTTTGCTTTTTGGTTTTGTTTTAGTTCCGTAAGCCTTCTTTTTTTTCTTCGCCATTATATTTTATTTATTATTATATCTACACTTTTTCCTAGTTCCAAATCTATTGTTCTATTAATTCTTGAGCTACTTCTTTTTATTGCTTTATCAACAAAATTAATTCTGCTTCTATCAAAACGTCCTCTTCGAGTCGGCATCCCAACTTTACTGTGTGTGTAAGCTATGGCATATGCAATACCTTTAATAACTTTATCACTACCAGCAACCCCTTTACGTTCTAACCACTTTATTAATGCGTCTATCCTTGCCTTTGCTCTTGGGTATTTTATCTGACTAGCCTTTACTCCTTTATCTAAAAAAGTCCAATAAAAATTACCCTCTACACTTACTGAGGTCTCAGCAGGTCTCACTCTGAGGCTTTTTATTAGACCTCCAGCCCTCTCAGTTCTGCCCTGTTTAATTAGTTCAACACCAAATGCCGTTGCATATTCCTCGCCTATTCTTCTTAATATTTTCTTATCAAAATACATCAGTAAGAGTAACAAGTTGTAAAAGTCTTTATTGGAATAGAGCATACAATACCAACTACGTTATCGTTAAATTCTCTGCTTACTCTTTCAATGGTAAGCTGGCCACCTAATATATATTTTCCCTCATTATTTCTTACTAGGTTTTGGATTGTGCTATCAAAAAAATCTTTTAATATATCAAATGTTTGCTGCAATCCATCTTGACTATTATCTAATGCCTCTGCATTAAATGTGTAGCAATGAAAAACACAATTATATGTTTCATCTCCTTTATAAACATTTGTAAACGAACTGTCTGGAGGCAATAACATCATAAGGGGATATATGCTGCTTGCTCTGAAGCTATTTATCTCTCCTAAATAACCAAAAGCAAATTTATTAAAATTGCCTATTGATGCAGTTTCAATATCATCTATTAAGTTCTTTAATGTTGTAGTTGCCATTACTTTTTAATTTTTTGTTTCTTATGTTCTAATTCTTGATACTTATTTTTATATTCTTGGTTTGCTGATTTCCAACTCATATAAGTTAATACATCCCAAACCTCTGTCTCTTCTACACTTTCAACCGCATTATATTTCCATCCCTTTGTAAATATTCCGTCAGTTGCAATATCATAAATACTATTAAGCCAGCCATATTCATCTAAGATGTGACTAATTTTTTTTCCTGTTCCACTTTGTTTTCCGTAGAGATTAGGATACTTTGACTTAATCGTTTGTTCCACTTGGACAAAAAAAAAGCGAACGACATTATAATATCCATTGTCAAGCTTTCAAATTCTTTTTCTCTTTTATTTCTATTATAATCGTGTTTACCTTCTCCAGCCTTCCTGCACAATATAGCCATCTGCTGAGGAATGAAATCAAATCTATTATCTACTTCTTGCCCTAGTATAACTTCAAGTTGTTTAACCTCAGCATATTCTCCAAATGTCATTTTATCTAATGTTAGCTTAGGAAAGTAATAACTCTCCCCGTTATGAACAAAAGCCATCCCACTATAATCCCCATCATACTTTTCGTTATTCATCATATTATTAAAAATGTTAATAACCTCGCCTGCCTTATCATAAGGAATTCCATCAGCTTCAGTCAAAGGAATGTTTAAAAGTTTTGCAACAATTTCTATTGTGCAATCCATTTCATCACTATCTCTCTTAATAATATCGTCCTCTTGTGACAAATCATACTTGTTTAATATCTTCCAATAATCAGTAAATTGCTTTACTGTCATATCAGAATATTGACTTGGAATTTTAACTTCTTTATTATCAACTTGTACTATTACCATATTGCAAATATATTTTTAAATTTATTTTAATTTATGCAGTTTATCCGTAGTAGGTAATTTGATTTGATTTTGCTAATTCAAAAAACATTCTCATCATCAATGCATCAGAAAAGTCTGGACTTCTTCCTATGCTATTTTTAATTTTGTCTTTACCTATAATCTGCAACTTATTATCTTTATCCATATCCTTCATCTCAACCACTTCTAATTCTTGTATAATATAATCTTTTGCTTGCATATCAGCAACACAAAAAACCTCTCCTCTGTTTACTAACTTTGCAAACTCATAATAACATTGTGCTTTCAAATTTATATAATTTTCTCCTCGCAATGCCCTACTGTTATTTATAAAGCCTTTGCAACCTCTAACCATATCAACAAGGCCACCGCCAACTCCATCTTCATCAGCAACTATATTACCTCGTCTTACTTTATATTTTGTAGCCATTTTATTTACTTCATCAGCAAGCTCTAATATACTTAATTTTTTATATTGTTTTATTTCTTCGCACCGCCAACCATTCCAATAACAAATTACTGAACTGTCAGCACCATATCTAGCTATATCAATGCTTAAATAACTCTCGCCACCAGCAACAAAGTCATTAGTAAATAAATCATTTATAGCATCATAATTAAATAATTTATTTTGTGTATCATCATATTTCCAATTTCCATTTAATAATCTTTCTCTTGAAACCCTATCTAATCTTTGAAGCTGGCCAACGTAATGTTTACTGATATAAGGATTATCTGTTACTAATGATTTAACAAATTTTTTGTGAGGTGGCAACGTGTTGTTTTCGTCTGGCTTATAAAACTCATTGTATAACCAATTTTTAGTAGGGTTACAAGTTAAAAGTATTTTAGGAATTAGGTTATTATCATCTAATTTATATCTTATCCTTGAAGATAATATTTGATAAGCACGCTGAGTAACTTCTGATGCCTCATCAACAAATGCACCTGTTATTTCCATACTTCCTAGTTTATCAAAGTAAGGGTCTGATGGATAGTAAAACAAATCTTTAAAAACTATCTCACTTCCTGTACTATGAAATTTTAAAAAACCCGATTGCGAATTGTATTTATAATCAGCAGTTGTCAATCCCTGCATCTGCATAACTTCTAATAAAGTATTTAAGGTCGTAGCTTTTAATGTGTGCAGTTTACTTCGGCCTATCAGCCATCTTGTGTTTGGATATATTAAACACATTTTTAATATCCAATAACATCCTAATAATGATTTACCGCCACCAGCACCCCCACCAAATAATAAACTGTTTGTTTCTTTATCTTCTAATATGTCAAGTGCCTTGGTTTGTTTAGCAGAGAATTTCATCTACTTCGTTTATTAAATTTTTCCTGTCCTCCAAAATCAAAAGCATAGTGACAATCAAAACATAATAACTGTATGTTGCTTTTAACAAATTTTAACTCGGGATATAACCCCTTTGGTTTTATATGTGAGAAATATTGTGCTAAAGGCTCGTGGCCTAAATGCCTTTTACAGTTGGTGCATATATGTTCTCTTTCATCCCATATCTCAAAGAACATCTGCTTTTGACTATTCTTCTTCTTTCTCATACGTTTTTATTTCTACTATTTTAATTGGCTCTCCTTGTCTACCGCTAACTTCAACACTATCTGAATATCCTCTATCCTTTAAATATCTCATAGCAATACCAACCGCAGTCATATTTTGATTTGCAACCTGCTTATATAACATTGACTCTGTAAAATCTTTTTTTGATACTTGCACATCATTAGAAAGCCTTGCATATACCTTGTCCTCCTGTAACCACCTGTAATGTGTCTGCCTTGCTATTCCGACCGCTTTACAAGACGGAGTTATTATACCTAGGTTTTTTTCTAAAGCAATTAACATTTCTTGTTTCTTTACAGGATATAAATTATTTGCTAGAGCAAGGTCATCAATTATTTCTTGGTCTAATTCTGATTTTAATTTGTCCTTTGTAGCGTCACTATTTGTCATTTTTTTTTATATATTTGTTACATTAAGAACGACTTACTATAAGAAGATTCTTGATAAGTTCTAAAGAGACCAATACTAATCGTGTTGGTTTTTTTAGTTTATCTTTTCTGCTTTCTTACCTGTGAATTGTTCCCACCTTTCTATTATAACATCACAGTATTTCTCATCTAATTCCATACCATAACATTTTCTGTTTAGTTTTTCTGCTGCTATTAATGTTGAGCCACTTCCTGCAAATAAGTCCAATACTTTTTCTTGTGGCTTTGTATTATTATTAATTTGATATTCCATTAATTCAATCGGCTTTGTTGTTGGATGCAAGTTATTTCTGTTTGGCCTTTGAAAATCCATTACTGTTACTTGCTTTCTGTCACTACCCCAATAATGTCCTGCACCATCTTTCCAGCCATATAAACAAGGCTCGTGTTTCCAATGATAATCTTGTCTTCCCATAACCATTGAGTTTTTATTCCATATTAGACATTGCCTTACTTTCCAATTTACATCGTGACAGGCACCTCTAAAATTATATCCTTCACTATCTGCGTGCCATATATAAAAAACACCTCCTTGTTTTAATACGGCATCTGCATTCATAAATGTATCAGTCAAAAACTGTCTAAAGCCTTCATCACTCATTTTATCATTTTGTATTTTAAGTGCGTCTTTAGTTTTTCCTGTATAATCTACATTGTATGGTGGGTCTGTTATTAGTATATCGACCTCTTGATTTTCTACCAGCATCTGCACGTCATCTAGATTGGTGCTATCGCCACACATAATTCTATGTTCTCCAAGTTTCCAAATATCTCCTCTCTGTACTTTATAATTTGCTACTTCGGGAATTTCGTCATCATCTATTAATCCATCTTCGGCTTCAATATCATCTAGGTTTTCCCATACGTCTAATCCCCAGTCAGCTAATTGTACACTATCCCACTCGTTGGCTAGTATATCCCACTCCCATTCTCCAAAGCCAACATTATCTTTTATAATAAACTCATCTTTTTTTTCTTGAGACCAGCCAACCGCAACATCAATCCAAACTTCTTTTAATCCTGCCTCTTTGCAAGCCCTTAATCTCATATTACCTCCAAGCACAACAAAATCTTCATCAACAACAATTGGTCTCTTTTCCAACATCTCTGGAAACTCATTAATTGAATTTAATAATTTCTTATACTTTTCGTCTTTTATTATTCTTGGATTTGATGGATTTGGTTTTATCTTATTTAATTTGATAAGCTGCTTCATAGTATTATATTATTTTTTTTCAAATATAATAATTTTAAAAATAGTGTGTTATCCTTGCTATTTGGCCGCTTTCTTTTTCGTGTAAAAAACCCTCCACCGCTTTTGGAACTCCTGTGTATCCCTTACGACTGTGCCAGCTATCCGTTCCACTTGGACTTCGCATATACTCTACAGTCACACCAATATAATCTTTGGCATCTCTCCATTTATGTTTTATTTTATGATGCAGATGATGTAAGTACCAATACCTGTATTTTGTCTGCGACCATAAAGATGGTTTTTCTTGAGCCATAAGCAGAGGCAACTTATCCATCTTCGCACCATCTCCGTGTTCTAATCCTATCAAGTTATCTCCATATACATAATATTTTCTATGTGCTACTGATATGTCAAATTTAACATCCTGTGCTTTTCTAAACCAGCTTTTTAATGTATGTGCTAAATGAAATCCACTTTGATAATCGTGATTACTCATACAATGCACTACATCAACAGGTGCAACTGTTCTTAGTATCTCAACGCATTTAACATATAGTTTTAATGCAGCCTCGTAGTGCATCCACCACTTTTTATCTGTATCTTGAATTGTCCCAGCGGTGGTCTGATTATAAACATTGTCGATATGAAGAATATCATTACCAATACAAAATAAAACTTTTTCAATTTTAAATCCTTTTGTTTTTTCTAGCAAACCAACAACTCCATTTAAAACTCTATCAACGGCAGTCTTTGTATCGTAGCCACTATTGGTCTCTGATTGATTTGCATATTTACCAATATGAATGTCAGCAGGATTAACAACTAACAAATGATTGCCTTGACTTCTTACAATATCTTTATATGCTGGACTGTACTCTTGTATAAATTTATTTACTCTTGCAAATAATTCTTTTTCAGTTAAGCCGTAATCTTCTTTTGTTACTATACTAAATCGCAACTCGCCACTCATTGATTGCCAGTGCTTAACAGATACTACATCTTTTTTATCTATGCCTCGGTCTTTTAAATGTATGTCTAATGCAGTATTACCATTTAAATTATCTACAGTATCTCCTCTGTGTTCGCTTATTAAATCAGCCTCTTCTTTTGATAGCCGCATTCTTTTTCCACCATATTTTGTGCTATCACTCATCCAAACTCATTTTTAATAAAAATAAATAACCAATTATATCATCAACAGTATCTTCTGTCTTGTCGTTTATTCCTTTGTTTTTTATACGGCTAAGTTTATCATCTAGCCTTGAGCATATTGCCTCTCGAGAATTTAATTTACTAAATATTTTTGGTGGATTTAAAGCCGTGTTGCCATAGGCTTTGTTTTTTTCTTTTAATAAATCAATTACTTTCTTTGCAACCTTATCTAATTTTTTATTAAACTCAGTTGACATTTATTTTATACATTATATTATTCTGTTATTATCTTCTAACCAATATCGCCAATAATTATTCTCTGTTTCCTGCACAATATCATACATTGAATTATTAGTTTTATTGATTTCAAATCTTATATTATCTCCTTTTTGTATATCAGTTAGAGTGGTATTTAAAGAATGTCTAACGTATTTTAAAAACACTTTTCTAGGGATATGATATACTCTTACTCCATCAATCTCCATAACACAAATATATAAATTATTTATTTACTCTTTTTTATATAGCCGCTTTGAATAAAATTACCTGTCTCTCCATCATTGTTTTTTTCGGCAATCATATCAGATACTACATATCCGTTTTTTGTTACGACCTTAAATATTTCTTGGCCGTTTACTTTTTTCCATTGAGGTTTTATTTCCTCAACATCTTCTTTTAATATTCTTAGTTTTATTATTTTTTCCATAGTGATTTGTTTTTAATTATTTTTAATCCATTTATTGTTAGCATCTAAAGTAACCTCAGCTATAAATAATTTATTCCAATATTTAGGCTCTATCAAAGACAAAAATAAACTCTCATCTTCTTTTTGATACAAATAATATGTATGGCCTTTAATTGGTATAAAATTAAATTCTGATTGGTTGACGAGTTCGTTCCATTTATATAAAGAAATAAGCCGTGCATATTCTTCTTTTAGTTCTTTAAATTTTGCAGACAAATAATGATTTACATCTACAGTCTGCTGAGTTACCCAAGCATTGGTGTTTGGTATTTCTATTTTTGGTGCGGCTAAATTATCTCCATAAGGCATAACCGCTTTATCATCCGCAAACATATCGGGTTTTTCTTTTTTCTTCATTTTGTGATGGGGGGTTTCCCCCCCTTGTTATTTATATTAGCAGCTGCAAATACCAAGCATATCTTTTGCTCTCATACTGTGCATCCAGCTTCTTTGTGTTGCTCCGTTTACTCTGTTATATGTGTGGTTAAAATATACTTCTGTTTCTTCCGTTCTAATTTGTCCTAGGCTTGAGTAAACTTTTGTTTCAAACCAATACCATCTGTTATTGTCTTTTGAAAAGCCGTACATATCTCCAGTTCCGTCGTTTTTACTTGTGTATGATGAGTGAAGGTTGTTTAATTCTATTAGTTGTTTTAGGTCTTTTATAGTCATTTTAGTAGTTTTTTTGTTGTTTAATTATATGTAAATATACAACTTATTTACTAACTGTGCAACTAATTTGCATAAATTAACATTTATTTTTCACATCTTTCTCTTATCATTCCACTCATAAATCCAAAGCAATAAGCGAATAATATTAGGATAATTTCTACCATATTATTTAATTTAATTGATTTCTAAAATTTTTTAACTCACTCAGCAATGTATGTTTGTTTAAGCCATACCCGTCCAAACCAAAATATTTATAAACATCTTTAAGTTTAAAGTTTTTAGTTGATTCTAATTTATCGTTATTATATAATTCTAAAGTGGTGCAGGTAATTATAAGATTATAAACTCCTAAGTTTACCATCTCTCCTTTATACTCAAATTTCTTATCCATATCTTTATACCAAGGAGTTTTCTTTACATTCCAATTTTTTAATTTTTTCATTTAATAAGGTTTTCCATTAATAAGTATTTCATCATCATCCCAATTATTGGTTTTATAACCAAGCTGCTCTTTCCATTTTGATTGCATTTTACTTTTTCTCAAAGCATATTTTTTGCCTCTATATTTTGGAGACTCTTCTTGCAATTTAGCCCTTGCTCTTTTAATACTTGGTGCTGATGATAGTTTTCCTTTTGCATATATACTCAAAAAATCTCTTTTTTCTAAGCCTAAATCCAAAAGTTCATCATACCATATATTTGAACAAAGCCTGTAATCGTCATCTTTGAGTGATGGATGCTTACTTAACCACCACTCAATTTTCTCAGATAATTTTTTATACTTCATCATACTTTTTTAATATTAGCTTTTTTATTTCATCTTCGGTTATTACATTATACTTTGCAGCCAAGACCTCAGAATCATAATCAGACAATGCATTAACTCTGTCGACAATGTTACAAAATATTTTATACCATTTTTCCTGCATAAAATGATTGCCGTCATTCGTAGCTATATTATAATGTAGGCTTCCTAAAGTCCAGACTTCAATATTTTCATATTCATCCATAACAAAATTTAGATTTTCAGTTTGTTTATATTGTATGTTATAGGCTGTTATATTGCTGATGTAAGCATACCAAATGGCTCTTATTTCATCTTGGTTTTTTGCATAAGTTCTTATTAAAGAATTTACTTGTTTTTTATTTACGATACATACTGACATAGTGTTTTTTTTTTAGTTATTATATATTAAGACCAATTTGCAGTTACTTTTTTCTCAATAAAGTCCTCATCTACTTTATGTTGTAACCATCTGTGATTAAAATGCACCTTTACCGCTATCCACATATTTAGTCGTTCTGATGCCCAGTTGTTGGCTTGTTTTTCAGAGTGGAATTTAGCAGGCCTCCCTCCTAATAATGGTGTTTCTCTTGCTATTTTTAAAGTTTCCTCGTTTAATACTACCCAAAGGTTAGTTGTTTTTTCAGTTTTCATAGTTTTTGTTTTTTTGTTAGTTTTTATTAGTTTACCTTAAATAATGTTTGCCCGTTTTCAAGTAAAATTTGGTGCTTGTTTACCATAATTACTGTTGTGATTTCTTCGCTAGTTTTACCAAAGGCAAAGTTTCTTGTATATATTACTTTGTCTCCTCTTTTTAGTTTAGCGGCTGGGTTTTTATCTAAGTTTGTCATTTTTTTTTGTTGTTTAATTATATGTAAATATACACTTTATTTTCTAAACCTGCAAACTATTTGCATAAATAATCACTTATTTTCAATAAACTTCTTTTGCCTACAAATGCCTACTAAAATGTGCTAATGCCTGCAAATGCCTACTTTCTCCTACTTTTGCCTGCAAATGAGTGCTAATGAGTGCTAATGAGTGCTTTTTTGAACATTATTGAACATTATCGTACATTGTCGATAATTGTGTAACATTGTTTAAATTATGTGATTATGTGTAAAAAAAAAGGGGGAGTAACAAAAACAAGTAATATTATTATTATTCAACCAAAAACAACTCCCCCTTAAATTTTCTAGTAATCTGAGGTTTTTCCTCTTTGTCACTAGGCCTTAGTTAATTAGGCTCATCCTTTGTAACTAAGATTCTGTACAGAATATATGCTATCAAAAATAATAAAAAATTTGTCATAATTCCATATAATTATTTAATTCTTTTATAGCTTCATCAAGGCCTGTGCATACAACGGCTTTATAATTTCTGCTATTCAAATCAGCAATCCATTTTTTTTGATGTGGACTTGGATAATTGCCTTTTACTTTTAACTCTATTGCAAGTCCATTATAATTTTTTTTTGGCTCATATACAAACATATCGGGAAAGCCCTTGACATATCCGCTAGATTTCATTTTTATAGCTTGAGACATTGATGTTCTTATTCCACCAGCACTTGCACAAAATAGAATATTTGGATAAGACAACTTCATATATTGCACAAGAGATTTTTGTAATGTATGCTCTGGAGACCCCAGCTTTCTTTTTTTAGTCCTCAATTTTTAATTCACTATTTGGAGTTATATCCATTATCCCGTCATCAGTTTCAGATATATTTTCAAATATAAATTCAGCACATATTTGATTTATTGTTTTTTGTGTTATATTATATTTTTTAGCCGTCTCTTTTGGTGACTCTTTTATTCCTATAACCTGCAAAAAAATGTCTTTTTTCATTTCTAATGTTAAATCTTTAAAATTTATTTTTTTCCTCATTTGATTTGATTAAATTGAATTGCATTTTTTTCTCTGTAACTATCTGCCTTTGTTCTGCTATGTTCATCTTCAGCATTTCTAATTATGTCTTTGTCTCTTTGTCTTGCATATTGATATATCCAATCCATTATTATACCGCCATCAAGCCTTTCATATACTTTTCCAAATCTTCCAAGTTTGGCCATTTTAAAACACAAACCTAAATCTAGCATTGTCAAATGTTTATATTCAGCTAAAATTAAATCTGCTACATCATAAACTATATCTTCATTTAATCCGTTTTTTACACTAAAAAATTTATTAGTTTCTACTAATAATAAGCAAATTTCATCCCTTGTAATTTCTTCATTTAATTTACATAATTTATT